AATATTACCCATACTAATATATTGAAAGTTTTCCCGCTACGGGATCCGCCTTGTTCTATTAAGATTTTTTTGTTAGACCTGCTAAACCTATATGCGTGGTTAAATATAACATTAGTTTGTACCTGTTGCGTCATTATCTTTTACGACAACTTCAAATAATGGTGTGTCTTGGTTTAGTGTTATGTCTTGTGTTTCTCTAGGCTTACCGTAATAATAATTAGCGTATAGCTGTGCAAATTTGTAATCACCCTTTTTTAAACCATCGTGCAATACTTGTAGGAATAAATCTTCCATAGGCGATAGCTTTTCTAATAGCTGCAACTCATCTGCCTTTGGTTTTCTACCTGCGTTATTACGTTTACCACCCCAATCTGCCATATTATCTTTTTTTACCTTGACCCCTATATTTCTTTTTATAACCTGTTTGACTACGACTTGCGTTCTTGCTATGAACTCCTGGCCTGCGCTTCTTTGGCTTAAATATATATGTACTAATTATCTTCCTAGCCAACTTGAAAAAACTTGATTATTCAAGTATATAATAAAAAAAACGAACTTTTTTACCATACCCACTCTATATTTTGTATTTCATCAAACTGTTCTTCTTTTATTACAGTTTCAATCTGTGCTGCCATTTTAACAAGAATATGCTCTGGTAAATACTTTAGCTTTTGCTTTATGTATATTTCAGTTTTACTTCTTGTTTTATAATCTGGCGTTGCAAATAGATCTTCAAACCATTTTTGCATACGTAAGTTTTGGTGTTCGTACACCTCAAACATTTTTAAGCTATGACAAAGTGTAGCACTATCCATATTAAAACCTAAGTTATTAAACGTATTAATTATATCTTTGTTTCTAAACTTGTAATAGTTTTTAAGTATATGTACAAAGAATGATCGCGCTTCTACGTATTTAGTATCACGCCTTTTTTCTAAAAAGTTACAATTTGTTATACCTTTAATGTCTTTTGCTATTTTGTGTATTTGTGATTGTTCCATAATGTAAAGTTAATTATTTTTTATTATTTATATAATCTATTATAGTTTGTACGTTATCTTGTAAATCAATATCTGTGTTATTAGGTAGTAACTCATATTCATTATTATATTTTATCTTTAGTATTTTAGTGCGTTTAGCTTTTAGGAATTTAGCGCTTTGTTCTGCACCCCTATCGTTGCGCCTTTGTTCTATTATTGCTGGCGTAGATTCTACTACGTATATTTTTGTTTTACGGTATTTGTTAAATAGTTTTTGGTTAAACAACCTGTCGCCTTCAAATATTATTGTAGCACCATTAGTTGTTGGAACCCACTCTAAAAAAACAGGTTGCACTGCCATTGATAATTTATCTGTACCGCTAAACAAATCATTATTATATATACCTACTACATATATATTTTTTTCTAAGTTATAGTGTCCTTTAATTAACCTGTGTTCATATGGTTGCCAGCTGCCTAACTCTTGCATTAATTTACGCATTAAGGTTGTTTTTCCAGATGCAGGTACACCACCTATTGCTATTATAGTTTCTTTTATAGGAACCTCGTCGTCTAGTAAATATGCTATCGTTCTTTGCATTATAACCTGTTATACCCTCCTTGTTCTATTTTAACTCTTTTTAACTCGTCTTTAGGTGCTTTGCACTTATACATATACTCACGGTAATATAAAACGAAACTAATGCGTAAACAATCTTCTGTAAAGTTTACAAAGTTTGTATTACAGTGGTACTTATGTACATCAACAAATAATATATCTGTGTTGTGTAAATCTATACCCACACCATACTCTGGAAGAATAAAATACCCACCAGTCCAGTCGCCCTCCCTATATGCTATTAAATTACCAAAACCCTCTGTAAAATCGCCTGCGTCTTTGTGTACTGCGGTACGAAAGTTTTTGTTTACTGTTACTGTTGTAAAACTTGTATCGCCTATAACATAGTTTTGGTTAGTAGCTTCTGCTATATTCTTTTGTCGTTTATAGTATGTAGGGCAAAGTTCTTTGTATTGTTTGTCTACAAATTGCACAAACGGTAACCCACCTTTATATTTATCAAAGTAACTTCTTGTGAACGCAGTTTTGCGGCAATACTTTATCATTGCGCTTTTATCCATATACCCAACAGCCCCTGACTCAACGTGCTTACCTACTGTTATGTTAGAAACTGAGCCATCTTTCCTTATGCGTTTACCACTAAAACCACTTGCCGCACCCCTGCTTTCTGTCCACTCTATACTATGTTTAAAATTATCTACACCTTGTTTTAATGTTTGCAAAGGAATAACATTCTTACGAAACTTAAACAATAAGTTGCCATACATATCATAACCATCTGTGTCGCTAGTTATTAATGTTTGTATATACTCTTCGCCTATATGTTTTTTTAATAGGTCGTGTCCTTGCTGTTCTGTTAATACTCTTTTAAACTTCTTGACTTCCATAATGCTGTATTAATAGTTGTAGTATAAAATCAGATATGTTTGCTTCTTGTAACTGTTCTTTAGTATATGTTTGTTCCATACCTGTTTTACATAAACGTTTAAACTCTTTACGGTTTTCTTTTGTATAGTATAACAGTGTACCAGTAATTTCTGTGTTGTCTACTGGTTCTGTGTTTTGTTCAAACTCATATTCAAATAGTTTCATAATACAATATCTATAAAGTAACTATCTAAATCTACTGCGCCTGTTTCAAAATAATCTTTGTACACTTTCATAGCATACCTAACTTTATCTCTACCGCTGTCTATAAATTCCCTGCTAACTGGTTGGCTGCTTACACCTATATCGCAACTCTTTTTATCTATAACAATAAATTTAAAATTATCTATACCAAAGATTTCTGTATATAAATATGCTTGCACGTCATAGTGATACCAGTATGCTGCCTTGTTAAACTTTTTTATATCACTTGTAGTTTTTAAATCTATTACAGCATCTTTAGTTAGTACATCTGCTTTTGCACGGAACGGTTTACCTTGTACATAACCCACTCCAGGAAACTCTACCTTTGCACCTTTTATTAATTGCATTGCAGGTTCGTTACGAAACACTGCATCAGCTAAACGTTCAGCATCATTTTTTTCTTTAATTGTATATACGTCGCCCTCGTGTTCTTGTTGCGCTAGTTTAAACTTGTTTGTGTTTTTACTTTGTACATCTATAAATATTTGTTTGTCAAAATACTCTGGTGTTAATACAAGTAAATGTAACAAGTAGCCATCACGTAACGCTTGACTGCTTTTGTCATTTTTAGCATAGGTCATAACATTGTGATATGTCTTTGGTGATTCCAAGAGTAATTTAATACTTGATGAGCTAAACGCCCATTTGTGCATAAAGCCATAATAAAAGTCATCGTCTAACATTTTTGACAACAAATCTTTTTGGTCATACAGCTTACCATCTAGTAATTTAATTTTCATAATAGCCAGTTTGTTTAAATAATAAAATTATGTTTAGTGTTTGTGTTGTTGAATTAAATTCGTATAACTTATCAAATAATGTATATTCAAATACAAAGTCAAATAAATCTACTTTTATCTTACTGTTGTGTTCTGGTACTGTGCCAAACTCATTATATAAAACTTCTATTGTTTCGTATAACCCTGCTGATACAGTATCATTTGGTTCCCCTACTATTTCCGGTAAAATCTCTATCTTCATTTAACCTTTGTTTTAATTTTTGATATTCATCTATTGCTACATTACGGTCTAACTTATATTTTAATATAGCTTTCATTGCTAAATCTTTATCACGTTTGAGTTCTATTAAATAAAACTGTATTTCTAAAAACGAATCTATTACTTTTTTTAACTGTTCATTATCTTTTGCTTTATTCCATTTGTTTAATACTTCTAGTATATACAATATGTTTGTATCGCACTCAAGTTGTTTAAGTGCATCTAGTTTTTTATAGCTGTTTGTTAAATCCTGACTCATTGTTTATATAACTTGCTTGTGATTCTTCTAATAAATATACATCTTTTTCTTTTTTATGTTTAGTCCATAGTGTAGTATCAGGGCAATTTTTTTGTTCTATTAACGGTAAGTCAATAACATTAAGCCAAAATATAT